ACAATAAAAATGGAACTCTTTAGCTTGAACGCCCCGTCTACACTCCAGTCGCAGTTTCTGCCGCTAAGCACTTTCATCAGTCACATCACTCAACCGTTGCAATCCAATCATGTACGCGTACGCTCATTACTCAAAGACGTGCTTGTCAACATTGATCCGGAACATCCGCCAGCCGAAGTTTCATTCACACACCCTCTGCTAGATGATCTATCATATCTTGGTGTCCTCTCTGTTCGCACATCAGTTCCTATCGAAGAAGCGATGAATTCAAAGCGCATCCGCGAAGACCCACTAGCTTCGGAAAACAGAATCTTGGCGGTAGCTCTCGAGTATGGGAATGCAGTATTGGATGGATATAGGCAGCTGTTTTCGGATTTAGCAACCACCATCAATGTTGTCGAACAACGGAATCACGATTGGTTTGTTTTTCTCCCATGCGTAAAAATGTGCATGCAGTTTCGTATGTTTAGGTATAACGTTGATGGCTTGCGACATCTCATATGTGCCCGAGTGCCCCGTCAGAGTATACAAGATGCATTCTTCCCGCATGCTCTCCAGTTCATCTCCTCATGGCATAAGTACGTTCCGGGCTCACATCATCTTCTGCGGCCTCAGCGTTACTTATTAGTCAATGTTGATCTTCACTCCATATCGTGGTCCCTGCAAGGCAAGTACGTGCCGTATAATGTTCACTTTCTCGATGCTCGTGATATCCGGTCTCTGGACTTTGCCATTCGCCGTCAATCTAAACCTTGCGGTTATCACCCACGTCAGAATTTCGGTCTGTTGCACTATTTTTCCTTTAGCAGCATTTCGGATCTTGAGCGAAGGCAGGTGTTTTTATCTCTTCGGACGGCTAGTAACACACAACGTGGCGTAGCAATGATCAGAGAAACGCGTGTTGTTGAATGCTTGCGAACTAATCAATCGTGCTCCAGGTTCGTCAACATGCTTGCATCTGCGTCACTCGTCGGGTTCTGTGGAGTTGATGTTCACATTAAGCTGGAAAACGACATCGAAAGTGTGGTTACGTACGTTGATTCTATCTGTCAAAGGGAGCTTCTGCGAGAGAATTATGTTGAGCTGTTCCATCGTAACCAGTGGACGTCATTCAAATACTATGAGATGATTTCTACAGGTGCTTCCACGATACCTGTTGGCGAGATATTGCATATCATTCCTCGACGAGTCGCGTTATCTGATGTTGCGGGTGGAACCAACTGTCGCCTTCTGAGAGGAGCCCTACGCGATCCACTCCCCGTTTCTGTTTACCGTCGATACGTTACTCGTCTCAATGCTGTTGATACCGGGGTCGAATCGCGTTTTGATAACTGTGGTCTAGCCTGTGCAATACCTAACGCCGCCGACACTACATTAATGGGACACGCTCATGAGGACATAGCAACGGTGATCAGTTCGACCCGATACCCATCCACTTCTCGCGCTCCTGTTATGTCCGTTCCACTTGGAGAGTCGACACACGCCAACGCTCAACTAGTGGGTTTCAAAGGTCCAGCCGCTGAATACATGTCCAGTGTTCTCATGTCCCGTCGCGTTGCATTTCCTCAGGTAACATTCGATTGGATTGGCGGTAATGGTGATGACATACGCAACGCACGACAGATTGTGATGCATTTGATGTCGTCTGTTGACGCTTGGTTGCTGAGTGAAGATCGATCTTCTGCATTTGACGTTCCGTTCGTTAACGCCGCTATATTCTCAATTTTGACCACTGCCCACCTAACGTCTCAGGGTCGCGCACAGACAGCAAGTGGATCCGTTCGTCTAACGTGTGTCAATACTCCGTTTGTCGTCCAGCGCGCCATGGCATGGATTAGTGATGTCGTACTGTTGAATCACGTGTACGTTTCCCCTACTGATGCCGACGGTTTCAATGAGCTTGGTGGATCTGTCATCTGTTACGTAGACGGGATGGAGGCCGATGAGAATGAGACTATTATCTGGCTCGACGGGATTCTCCAATGCATCGCGGGTGAATTGTCGCTCGTCTTTCTCATCAGGCGACCCACGTATCGTGTTATTGAGACGTTGTTTAACAGGTTATCTACGAATTATGAGATGGGTGTCTTCACCGAACCGCTGCTCGATAATGGACTGGGGGTGAGTGTCGCGTGTCGGGTGTTGCATGCGTCCATTGCGTTAACCAACTTCGATGCCACACCATTGGGCGCAGCAGTATCAGTACTATATTCTGTGCAACCTCATCTGGTGCATGACTCGGTTTTAGATCCATTTTCCTCGTGGCTGTCTCATGGAGAAGATGTTCAATTTAGAAGTGCAGGATGGAAGATGGAGTGTCCCGAATCCATGTTTGGTGACATCATTGCTTATGTTGGTGCTATAGCTCATGTCGGTCGAATATGGAAGTGGCTCGATCACAATGGTCACATGAGATATAGCGCCCATGGTCGTGTCGGATACTGTAGATGGACGGAATCGTCTCGATTAGGGGATGAGCTAGCTATCCGCGACGTCGACGCTCCTATTCTAAAGGTATCACGTAATGCCCCTGACATGCCAAACGAGGTTCGTCCCCGAGTGTGTGATGCCTTTGCATATCTGTCAGCTTGGACGGCTACTTGGATGGTTGACCTTACACGCGCAGATTGGTACGTTAACGTGAGATGTGTCGTCGATGTTGGGGGACGTGATGGTCGAATGTCTGGACCTTGGGTTGATAAGCGCTATGTCATTGTCGATCCGGGGAACGTTGTAGGTGAGGCCAGACAGTATCAAGCTCGTAGTCGCACCGGTGAACCGCTCGAATTCAGCTTCGTTAACCCGGGCATTACCGTTCGACATCTGATCGACGTTGGGCTGTTTACTCAAGCGGAATTCGACGCTGGACATGTTATGTTCTTGTTCTCCCATGTTATCATCAATGCGTGTACAACTCGAGAGTCTCAACTTGCAGCTATAACGGCGATCGAGCATGAACTCGTTGGACCAAAGGTCGTCGTCCACAATTGTGGTGAGATTCAGCAAGGGCATACTTTAGCTGACTTGACGGACTGGCGTAGGTATCGTGAGGTGTCGTGGGGACTGAATAAGTGGATCTCGCCCAAGTACCCCTCTCCCCCCCCATCCATAGCGGTCTCGCAATTCGGAGGAGCATGGAACGTGATGCACCCTAGTCTGCACGACGTCAGAAACGCTAATTTCGGCTTCTCGCACGTTCCTTCGTACGAGGCGCGACTTATCTTACCTGCGGTCATATTGTCGACTGTCTGGGCGGTATCGTTCTAGTCACGGGTTCCGACGGGTTCTCCAACCGTTATATGCAGAC